CTCCAAAGGGTACACCCGACCAGTGCGAGCCTAAGTTCGTTCGTTAATATCTGATGCTGTCACTACATCAAGCGGCAGCGAAAAGCACTAACGAGTATGCACTACTACCAGACCTATTCCCTTCCCTTGCAGCTGAAGGGATTAGGTTTCGTAGAGGACAAATGACTATGATTGCAGGCCAGCCTAACGCTGGTAAATCACTCATCGCTTTGTGGATGGCAGTGCAAATGAAAGTGCCTACGCTCTACATATCCGCTGACACCGATGGCTATACAACAGCTATCCGCGCAGCAGCGATGGTTACTGGACATAAAGTTTCCACCGTTGAAGAAGCATTCTCAACAGGTACAGGGCAAGACTTCTACGGAAACGAATTGGAAAGCATCAAGCATCTCCAGTTCGACTTCGCACCAAGCCCAACGCTAGACGAGATTGACTTGGCTATCCGTGCATACGGAGAAGCCTATGGAGAATATCCTCACATGATTATTGTGGACAACGCCATGAATGTGGTGTCACTACACAATGACGAGTGGGCAGGACTACGAGAGATTGCCAAGGCTATGCACCATATAGCCCGTGAGACAGATGCAGCCGTAATGCTCTTGCACCACACAACAGAGAATGAAGGACGGCCTGACTTGCCACCAGCTCGTAAGGCTATCCAAGGAAAGATTGCTCAGTTGCCTGAGATGATCGTGACTGTGGCTCTTGTGCCGCAGACAGGTGAGTTTCGTGTGGCATGTGTGAAGAACCGCTTTGCTGCCAACAGCGCAGACGGTTCCAAGTATGTCACTCTCTGGTCTGACCCATCCCGTATGTCTCTGTACAATGACCGTTCATCGCAGTTCGTGGCAACGACTTGGAGTAACATACAATGAGTTTCAAGCCAGGGGTAGATTACTTCGTTGCTTCCAACGCTATCGAGGGGCTGTTCAACCTTACCGATAACACCGATGAGGATAGGGAATTGGCTCGGCGCTACATGATTAGGCGCGGGGCTGAGGACTTACTTGGTATGCTTGGCTTATGAGTACATATGGTAAGCGCAAAGGTTCAGCCTTTGAGACTGGCATCTTAAAGTTCCTTCGAGGCAGAGGCGTTAATGCCGAAAGGCTACGCCTCGCTGGTAAGGACGATGAAGGTGACATCGTATGTATGGTTGCAGGACAGCCGTACATCTTTGAGTTGAAAGCTACAGCGAAGATGGAATTGCCACAGTTCTGGCGTGAAGCCACACTAGAGGCAGCCAACTACGCTAAGGCGCGTGGCTTAGCAGAAGTACCGCCAGCCTATGTTATCGTTAAGCGCAGACAAGCAGGGCTAGACCAAGCATGGGTAGTCCAGGACTTGAACCAATGGCTGAAGACAAATGGAGTTAGAGATGAATGAATCAGCAAGAGCAAATCAAGCAGAATTTACAGAGGAAGAATTAATAGTTCTTGATGGTCAAAGCAAAGAGATGCTTGCTCGCAGTCTAAAGTTAAAGACTGAGCAGGGGTTGGCATGGAAGCGCGACTTTGAGCAGGCCATGAAATTGGTTACTCTTTTAGAAAAGCACAATGCCACTTTAACAAAGTCATTGAACATCATCGAAGTAGCAATGAAATCCGAATGTGACTATTTCTAAGCCTGACCTTGGTGCCGTACTCGAACATTACGGCGTACACCTCATAGCAAAGCATGGGTGGGTAGCATGTAAGTGTGTTATCCATGACGATTCACAAGCAAGTGCAGCATATAATTTGGATAAGCAGACCTACAACTGTTTGGTCTGTAACCTATTGGGAGATGTGTACGATCTAGTCTCCCGCAAAGAGGACATAAAGGAGTTTAGAGATGTTAAACAGCGAGCAGAGAAAATCGCTAACGGAGTCAGCGCAAAGGTATCACAACGCTCTCACTCCACAGGCAGTCTCCTACCTACGGGGGCGCGGCATAACAAAGGAAGTAGCGGATACATTCCTTCTTGGAAGCGTAGAGGCGCCTAGTGCTGGGCATGAGCATTCCGTTGGCAGATTATCCATTCCCTATCGCACACCAGCTGGTGTCGTAGGCTTAAAGTTTCGGAGCATAGATGATTCAGTACCTAAGTACCTTTATCCCACAGGCCAAAAGGTTGGTCTATTTAATGTTGTTGACCTTCATGTGTACTCTGACACTATCGCCATTTGTGAGGGCGAGATTGACACGATTATTCTTTCGGGCCTGGTGGGCATACCTACAGTGGGAGTCGCAGGAGTTAGTCAATGGAAGGAGCATTTTCCCAAGCTCTTTGAATCGTATCAGCGCATCCTTATATTTGCGGATAATGACATTAAAGAAAGTGGACAAAATCCTGGACAAGAACTTGCGAAACGAATTAAAGAAGATCTTAACCAAGCCACAGTCATAATGATGCCAGACAACATGGATGTTAATGATGTATTCTTATTACACGGGGCTGACTGGTTCCACGAAAGGATAAGCCAATGAGTACCTTTGTATCTTTGTTTGCTGGTGTCGGTGGCTTTGACTTGGGCTTTGAGAATGCAGGTCATACCTGTGTAGGACAAGTAGAGATTGATAAGCATGCACAGAAGATCTTGAAGAAGCATTGGCCGCATGTGCCATTGCATGATGATGTAACTACCGCTATCGAATGGGCAAAGGAGATTGATCTAATTGGAAAAGTTGACATTGTTTGCGGAGGATTCCCGTGCCAAGATGTCTCAGTCGCTGGCAAGCGAGCTGGAATCGCTGGGGCAAGAAGTGGATTATTCTGGGATGCCATACGATTTGCACAAGAAGTTAAAGCACAAACTATCGTCTTGGAAAATGTGCCAGGACTTCTATCAAGCAACAACGGACGCGATTTCGGAGTCGTTATCTCTGCAATGGCCGACGCAGGGTATCGCCACATCGAATGGCGAGTTTTGGATTCGCAATTCTTCGGAGTCCCCCAACGCCGCCGTCGAGTCTTCATTGTCGGAAGTACTATTGACCGAAGCCGACAGCCGGTATTCATTGAGCGCGAAAGCAGCACAGGGAATACTCCGCCGAGCAATTCGTCGAGGAAAAACCCTGCCGGATCTGTTGCAAAAAGTTTTGGTCAAACAAGCTTCGGAGGATACACAGAAGGACCAGCAACTTTAACTGCTACTACATACAAAAGACCAGAAGATAACATTGTGGTGGGCAACTTTGAGTTGTGGGATTTTCCCGTTGAACCAGTAGCACCAAGTCTTACTGCAAGACGCACAAGAGACATGCTGGCTTTTGGTGAGCAGTAATGTTGTGGTTCACTAAGTCACGCAGGGCGCAGAGCGTTGATGATTACGAGACATGGATAGCGGGGGGGGTAATGCCTACAATGAATGCCTTTGACAATGGAGATGTACGCACAACCATTCTCGTTATAGATGGCACGCGGGTAGATGATGTTCGAGTGTCAGATGATCCAATTATTCAGACAGTTATTTCACGATGGGGAACGGGCGGTGGCAATGTGCCAGCTATTTATCCAATACAGGGAACAATAATTGGACGATCTGATACAGCAGGTCCGCAAGGTAAAGGCTATGGAACTGAAAATGATCCAATGTACACAATAGATACAGTAGGAGGACATGGCGTGGCAACTGATTCAGTGGTAAGGCGTTTGACACCAGTGGAAACAGAAAGACTGCAGGGCTTTCCCGATGACTGGACTGAAGGACAATCGGATAGTCACCGGTACAAGCAGATGGGCAACGCAGTCACCGTTAATGTAGCCCAATGGATAGGCTCTCGACTGTGACTACCCTTGCTGCCTATCAAGGCAACGGCTGGTCAGTCATCGGTGCTGACACACGCGTTGTAGACGCTGGCACCATATTCGAGCTACCTAAAAATGCTGGAAAAATTTTTCGTAAAAATAGTTATGTGATTGGCGTAGCGGGAGACTTCCGCGTAGCCCAACTACTTCAGCATGCGGTGGAATTACCCAAGCCCAATGGTATTCACACCCAGGAAGCAGCCGATAAGTTTATGACTTCGGAAGTAATTCCTATGTGGCGGGCTGAGTACCAGGAACTAGGCTATGAGGTAGACAAAGACATTGGCAGCGTGGTTCTTATCTCGCTCAACACTTTTGTCTATGCCCTTGATGAGTCATGGACATGGGCTAGAGACAAGCGTGGTATCTATGGCGGTGGATCTGGTCAGAGTTATGTGCTAGGTGCGCTTAACGCTTACGAGTTTCCCAAGAATGTAGATGAAGCCACAGTACGGCTGAAGGCTGCTATCAAGATAGCAAGTCAGTATGACAATAACACTTCCGAGCCATCGGTGGTTATCTCTCAGGAGACTAAGTGAGCAAACCTACTTTCATGTATGGACCAAAAGACGGCACACCTGTGCCTGATGTGCTTTGGGTACTAGATGAAATAGAAATGTGCCAGCACTTACCCGATGGTAGCTCTGTGATATACTTGTATGAATTGGATTACACCACGAAGAACTATATCTATCGTGGACAGATCAAAGAAGAGGGGCATGGGCATGAGCAAGCATGAACCAGGATATAACTATGGCGGTAAGCCTATTGCAGAAGATGGGGTTTATCGTCCTGGAAGTGTTGGACGATGGGATGCTGATTTCCCTACCCAAGACGCGAAACTAATGATTGATGTAGGCAACATCTTTGGTGCAGCAGAAGAACTGCTACTGAAAAAGCATGCTGACTACGGCCCAAAGAACATTAGCCAATCACCTGGCGGCCCACTCAACGGCCTTCGTGTACGCATGTGGGACAAGTTAGCCCGCATTAACCACCTCTTAGATTCTGGCGCAGAGCCAGAGAACGAGTCGCTTCGTGACTCCTTCATAGACCTACTGAACTACAGTGCTATCGCCATGATGGTGCTGGATAACACCTGGCCCAAGGAGTAACATGAAGAAGATAGTAGTCATCTCAGACCTGCAATCCCCCTTTCACAGCGTTGGGGCTACTAAGACAATCGCTAAGTTCATCAAGGCATACAAGCCCACCACCGTTGTATCTGTCGGAGACGAGATTGACTTCCCACAGATTAGCCGTTGGGAAGAAGGCGGCCCTGGCGAATGGAAGTACGACATTGGCAAGCACCGAGACATCACCGTCAAACTGCTAGAAGAATTACAGATTAAGCATATCTCTCGCTCTAATCACTCAGATCGTTTGTATAACAAGATCAGATCAAAGGCTCCAGGCTTTTTAGGATTGCCTGAACTAGAGATTGAGAAGTTCTTAAAGCTCGATGAACTTGGCATTACCTATCACCATGAGCCATACGAATTGGCTCCAGGTTGGATCATGCTACACGGAGATGAGGGGAATGTTCAACCTACCCCTGGCGCTACTGCTCTTGGTTTAGCCAAGCGTAGCGGTATGTCTGTAG